CGACACGCAGTTGTTGCAGCCAACTTAAATGCTCCAAAAGCTCCGGATGCAATAGTCGCAAATGTCGCAGAGGTTGCACCACCTGTTACAAGAGACAGCACAAATGCACCTAAGGCTTTTAACCCTTGAAACAAACCTACCGTTGCAAAACGAACAACAGCCAAAGTTGCACGGGTTATATTGATAAGGAAACCATTAGAAGCAAACTGCCCTGTTATTAGTTCCCTGTTCATCATAAGCATCTGTATTCGGCTCGCATACAAAAAGCCCTTAATGCTTGACCACATTGACGCCCATTGCAAACCTTTTATCCAGGACATCATTTTACCCATAGCCATTAACAACGGGGTTATTTGAGCAAGTGGAGTGAGTATTCCCATTGCTGCACCGACCCAAATACCAAAGTCCCCTGTCATTTGGAAAAGGGATATTTTGAAGTCCTCTATCTTTTGGTTTATGCGGGCCTGGCGTTCCGCATAGCTATCCATTACAATAGCTGCCTGTTCCTCTGCCGATGCTGTTCCTGTGATTGCTGTTGTCAGTCGGCCCAGCTCATCACTGCCCTGCACCAATGCACGAGCTGCGTTCGCATTCTCCATACCAAAAAGTTTAGAGAACAGCGCAGTATCATTAAGCACCGGTTTAAGCATATCTAAACGGTCTTTAAGGCTCAGGCTGGTATCTGCAAGTTTAAGCACATCGATACCGGCAGCAGCAAGTTCCTCCTGTGTCTGTTTCGGCAAGAAACGACCTTGACCAAGTATTGCAAGAGTGTTACGCAATGCAACACCGCCCTCACTGCCTTTTTTACCCGCTTTATCCAAAACCTGAATAGCGGCATTGGTCTCCTCGAAGCTTACATTTGCAGCCTTTGCAGCCATACCGCACTGTTCCAAAGCAACCTTTATGGCTGGAAGTTCTGCACTTCCCTCCTGTCCGGCAGCAGCCATCACATTCATCATTTCAGCCATTTTCCTGCTGGCTTCCATTGGGTCATCAAGGCTTACCCCGTACTGGTTCATAGCGGTTGTTAAAACTTCCGCAGCAGCGACTCCGTCATTACCCATAAGTTTGCTTGTTACCTGAATGCTGTTACCCATAGCCTGCAATGCTTCGGGAAATTTTCCAAGTTCCGGAGATAATTGCGAAAGCAAAAGTTTGTAACCCTCTACGGCAACACCGGCATCGGTACCGAATGCTTTTGCACTCTCACGAGCATACCCCTCAATCTTTTTAAGGTCTTCGCCTACCACACCGGCAACAGCACTGAGGTCGTGCATCTGGCTGTCAAGGGTTATTCCACTTGCGTTAAATGTTTTTACTGCACTGTCAATCTGTTCAAAAGCATTACGCGCCAAATCAACAACTGCAAGTGTAGAAGACAGTTTACCAACCCAATTATTGGCAGACTCAACCTTAGCGGAAAAATCGCCTGTTGCCTCCGTCATACCGTTAATTATGGCCGTATAATTGCCTCCTACATTAAAAATATAATCGAACAGTTGCATATTCTGAGATTTATTTGTTAATTTTGTAGCGCATAATAGTTTGCTATATGATAGATTTCTTTTTGCAAATAATAGTTTGGGGTGTATGTGCAGCGGTTGCGTTGGGCATAATCGGTCTTTTTGTTATGATGTTCCAAATTATTCTATCTGCTTTCACTGGCAAACAGCCAAAAGGAAACTCTTCAACAACGCCATGGTGGGTGTGGTGGTCTTCTTACCGCAATCATTGACCATTTTCCGAGCTGAACATTTTCGCCAACATTTCATTTAGGTTTTTCAACCTCCATTTTTCCAACCACAAGGCTTGCGCATAATTTTCTGCCCAATCCTCATAATCGCCAATGCTAGGGTCAATCCCTAAATTAGCCCGTATTAAGGCACAACCTTTTTCAAAACCGTCTTCGTTATCACTGTCTGAAAGTTGGTGTGCCTCTACAAGTTTTTTAGGCTTGAACGGCAACTATTAAGCATTGTGCCCAACTGTTTTGTTGCCTCCAAGAAAAGGACTGCATCAGTACGCATTGCAGGACTACCGCCCAGCCAACAGTTATCAAACAAAACTTCGGAACTTTTCAGTTCGTCAGTCTTTGCTATCTTTGAAACAGCAGACATTGTTTCAAGTCGGGGGCGGTGGAAATAGCCCACGTGTAAGTCCCCATCATCGACAACATCAATACGTACTACCTTGCCGTGCTTGCCTTTCCAAGCCTTGATTTGCTCCTCTGTAATTCCGCCGTCAAAAGTTTCACCTGTTCTTACTTCCTGTTCGTTTGTCTTGTTTTCCATATTGCTTTTTTATTATGTCCTCCCGATGCCATAAAGCACCGGGAAGACGGGTTGTTACTTATTCCATTCGATATGCGAGATTACAAGTTCGAGTTCTACCTCTTGACCTGTGTCGCCCTCTTTCCACTTACGGCTGTTCGCCTTAAATTGACAGTTGCGGATTTTATCCACTGTTACAATACCACTATCGGGTATATAGGTAACTGTAATATCAAAGGGTGCAATATCCTGCAATCTTCCAAATGGGGCTTGTCGTTGCAAAGCTTCGACTTCCTCCTGATAGAGGGTTATTTTCGCAGATGGGGTTATTCGCCCCTTTGCACGCCCTACGGGGTGGCGACCTGCGCCGTACTTGTTCACTACATCCTGATCATCGCCATACTCAATGCCTGTAATACCTGTAACAGGTACACCGCTAATGGCTGCTACTATGTCAGCCCAGGAGTATAGCATACCATTCACCAAAGGAATGCCGTTATTGATAATACTTGCCATTGTTATACTGATTTAGCAAAACCGATTCTTACTTTGATTTTACGCATTACACCAACAGCAACCTGCTTGATAACGATTTCTACCTCACTGGTGCTTAACACATCCTGTTCGGGATCAATCTCTACCTTATAGCCGCTCAGTTCGCCTGCTTTCTCCATATCTTCAAGGGCTTTGTTGGCCGTTGTTTCAAGGTGGGCAACACTGAACGCCTGCATCTTGCCTGTGCTTGCGTCTATATACACATTACCGCCAAGTTCTGGGGTCAAATAGGTACGAACACCACGCACCGCCTTATCCATTGTACGCACACTCTCAATCATTGCGTAGTCGCTGGTGGCAGCGTCCATCGTGTGGCTGTCGTTCACATAACTGCCCGACTGTCCGATTTGAGTAACAAGGAACATATAACGTGCTGCGTCTAACTGCTCAACAAGAGCACTGTCAAGGCTACGATAAAGAGTTCCGTCACCAAAAGCCGGCAAAGTTATGCCTGTGGGGAAGTTCTTAATCCAGCTTATAGACTGGTGTACCTTTGCTGCGGACAATAGGCCAAGCATTACACCAAGACACGAAACTGTCGATTTGACTGTCTTGTTTGCTTCCGCGGTGTAGAGCTCTGCACCTGTTCCGCTACCGGCTTGACCTATAACGACACTTTCACGGAACTGATTTGCTCCTGCTACATCAGTCGGGAGTTTTGTCACATCCTCCACTTTTGGTGCATATAGCACCGACAAAGGGGCATTTACCTTATCAAGAGCATCTGCCATTCCCTGAATAGCCACCACATCAGCAGCTGCGAAAGCTTTCTCTCCACACCAAACTCCCATCTGGCGAATACGACCACCGGCATAGTTCTGAATTGTCTTAATCTCAACAAAGGTGTAGGTGTCAGGCTTCGTAAACACTCCCAAATAAAGCGATATGGCAGGGTTGATGCGGAAAATCTCCGAAAGCTGCAAAGGCTGTTATTGAAAAGGTTTCTGCTGAGGAAATGAGAGCTAAACACATTCAGGATATAATAGCAGAACTTCCCGATACTTTGACACAAAGCGAAAAACAGGCTATTGCAGAGAACTGTCTTAAAATAGAACAGGCTCTCGGCATTATTAAGGGGAAACCTATGTCTGTTGAGGAAGCGGATAAACAAAATGCAAATCCGAACTATGGGAAAAGCAAAGGTTATGGCATAAATTGCCAAACCTGTACCCCCGCCTATGTTTTGCGTTCTCGTGGTTTTAACATCACTGCCAAAGAAAACAAATCAGGCTCTAAGCTTGATTATTTGAGCAGAGGATATAATGCTTGGGAAATATGGAAAAATCCAGATGGCACAAAAGCAACCCACACAAGTATCAACGACTGGCTTGCTCGTAAAAAATACAAACAAATGACACAAAAGAGGTGGTTGGAATTTTTTAATGAGACCTGCAAAGAGCCGGGCATATATGGACTAAGTATTGGTTGGAAAGGTGGAGGTGGTCACATGACCGTTCTACAACGCTTTGGAGACGGAGAATTACGATATATTGAGCCACAGCACGACAACTCAATAGGTTCCGGTAGAGAAAATAGAGACATCAATTATCTTGCCAGAATGGGTGCTTCTTCGCAACACGGTTGTCGCGGTATAATGAGAATTGATGATAAATTATTCGACACTCAATTCATCGAGATTTTCGACAAGTAAATTTACTATATCAAGGGCTTCAAAGCCTGTAATTTCAGTAACCTTGTCGTCTTTATGAATGTAAACAAACGGGAAACCGGTAGAACTATCATCAGGGAAATGGTACATATAAGCATCCGCCCCCTCGTACTTGCCAAGGAAGTCAACTTTGCCACCATAAGCCTTAATTAGTTCTTTGGCGGCGTCTTTGACTATTTGCGGAGTTTGCTTCATACGCCACAAAATTACAAAAATTATTTTGAATACAAGCACTTAACCCTAAAAAACAACAAAATGGCTGATATTTTAGACGGCGAACAGCTCAAACGCAACATTCTTTCAGATATGCGTGTGGAACTGACCGAGGAGTTCGACAAGAACTTTGAACGCAAAGCATTCTTTACCGACAAATGGAAAAAGCGAGCTAACCCCAACGCAAAAGGTACTTTGCTGATGGTTACAGGCACAATGAGGCGGTCCATCAAAAGCGAGGTGCGGGGTAATGGTGTCCGTTTTTCCTCCGCTGTTCCTTATGCTTCAATACACAATGAGGGTGGAACAGGAACAAAGCCGGTCAAAGCTCATATCCGTAGAGGCAAAAAGGGCAAAACGCATCAAGTAAAAGCCCATATGCGTAGATTTAAGATGCCACAGCGTCAATTTATCGGCGACGGCAAACGAACACAGGAGATTATAAAAGGGGTTATTTCCGACAACCTCAAAGATTTTAATGTTCAACTAACAAGAGTATTGAAAAAATGAGAATTATCGTGCAAACGAGTGAGTGGAAGTTTACTTACACTTGCAATGAGTGTAGCCGATAATCCGAATAAAAATTTTAATTTTTATGAGACTACAAATTTACAAGGCTATCTGTGGCAGGCTCACTGCACAGGTGCCAGACATTAAGCACATCGATCTTTGGAATAACAACATTGCCGTTCTTTCAGGGGGTGCAGTGTGGCCACGCCCTGCGGTGTTCATAGAATTTGAAACGATTGAGTGGAGACAGCAGCAGAACAGGGCACGAATGGCAGATATTGCCGTGCGACTCCACATTGTTACCGATGCAGTTTCCTACAATGGCAGCGCAGACCCGAAACAGGACACAGCACTGGCGTTCCTGGACCTGCTTAACAAAGTAAATGCAGCTATGCAAGGACTACGCGGGGAGAACTTTGCCGGATTTATGCTCACCACATCTGCCACCAATCACGACCATGCCGAACTGATTGAAAGCGTGGAACGCTACATAACCCGGGCTCAAGATACCTCCGCAATGCTTAACTCTCTGCAAAGGGTGAAAATAGATAATCTTAATATCAAAAACAACCCCGCAACCGATTAAGTCGCGGGGTCTTCGCTAAATAGGCGCAACTGCCTTGAATCTTCTTTCGCTTCCACCTTTTCTGGCTCTATGCCCAAATAATTCAGGTAGGTGCGATAACAACAACCATATTTCGGGAAAACATAGTGTCGCCACACTTGCTTGTAACATCGTCGGTTGTTGCCCGGTTCATAATGTTGCTCGGTGATAGCTTTTATCATGGCTACTCGCGACAACGTGCTTTTGTGGTGCTTTTGTTTCTCCATCTGCCAAATATTCATTATTTTTGCATTGTCCTTTTACATACAATGCTCCGGTTCTTGTTTCCATTCTTTGGCAGACGAAGCCGGGGCTTTTTTATTCGCGCTTGAACGGTGACAAATCTATCGTGGTCGTTATAGTCTTTTGCAACATTCCGCTACCTTCACACAACGGGCATTTTTCTTCTTTCGGCTTCGTGAGCTTGAAGATGTCCGCTTCCGGCCATACTGTTATTTTTCCTCGCCCGCCACACTTCCCACACACTTCTACCACTCGGTTGTATCGGTGGAAGATCTTTTGCTCTTTTGGTTGCTTTTCCATTAAACTACCTCCTCCCGTTTCGGTTCTACAAAAAATGTCTCATCCTGTGCCACCTGGATACCACACTTAGCCATTTGTTCTGGCATGTTTTTATAATCACGGTCTGCAAGCAGTTTGTCCTTGGCTATTTCTTCTGCCTGACGGATATATCCTGGAAGGAACTCTTTTACCAAGGTCAACGCACTTGCCCATGTAAACCCTTTCAAGGTCTTCAACTTCGGTGTCCCTGTACGGAAACCGATAGTGCCATGCACCATATCAAGGCTCTTTTTCTTTGTGAACAAGTCGCCTTTATTCTCACTGGCGTATGCCTGCAAGGTGTCAAACGCTGTTGCCTTTTGTCCCTCCAACTCTGCAAGCTTATCGGCATACTTCTCTCTGATTTTTACACATTGCAACTCTATATCGGCTGCAATCTTCGCAGCCTGGGCGTCAGCCATTGCGTATGTTGCCAATGCTTCGTCGGCGACTTCTCGGGTTACTCCACTGATAATTGTCTTCTTTTCTCTCTTTGCCATTGTTATAAAGTTTTGTGTTAAACGCTGTTTAACGGGTTATTTAATACTGTTATTCAAATTTATCTGCTATGCCATTTAGTGCCTCACTCGCTTTGTCATGGTCATTTAATATAGCATAAATTAATGCTATTATTAAACCCAACATTGGGTTCAATATCGCTTTGGCAAAAATAACAGGGGCTACCAATGCCACATAAAAAATGTTGGTAAAATACTTTGCTACTCTTTTTAAGTTCTCTTTCATTGTCTTAAATTTTATTGGTTGTCATTTTCGTAATCCTGCATTTCGCACTCATCTTCTACTAACAATGCTTCATATTGGGCATACGCCCAGTCGGCAAGCTCACTGAAAAACTCCGATCGTTCTGTTTCTGCCAACCATGTAGCCCCATCAAGGATCTCCACCTTCTTTTTGTTTAGAAATTCTTCTGTTACTTTTCTCATATTATTTGTTTTTAATAAGTGATTAAATATTGTTTATTATCTCTTTTATGCTTCTCCAATCGGTTTTATTACTCCAATAAAACCCGGTTTTCTTGTTTGCTTGAGTGCTGCTTCAACCCCCTCGGCATCTTTTACCTTGTTGTTGAATGTCGCAATAAGGTTGCGTAATCTCTCGCGGGGTATCTTGTTAAATTCCTCATACCCTGTTGCCCTGCAAGCAATGCCTTTGATGACGCTTGCATTACTCTCTTTACCTACACTGTGCAGATAACTGCCGATGGCTGCCATCACTCGCTTACGCAATTTGTCAAGGTCGCCTGTGCCGTTCTTTTTGTTCACCTGGGCTGAAAGGTTAGCACACACATTTATCAAGTCGTGCGTGTCCATATCTCGGCTACTCTCTACACCGTAGCTTTCCACGATAGCACGTTTCTCGTCCTCCGACAAGCCCAGCACACTGCAAAGAGTGTGGAACTTCTTTAATATGCCTTTGTGGATGCTGTCCATTGTTTTGTTTTCTGCCATACTCTTACATTTTATCTACCCAATAATCTTGTGCGCCCTGTTCCCAAATGACGAAGTCCGCACCTCCCTCGCCAAGTTCCGGCATTTCGTAGCGAGTGGTAACAAATGCCTTATAGCCCTCGACCCTGATTTTTATCTCACTGTCGTACCTAATCTTTTGTGCCATTTTACCATCAGGCAAACCGCCTTTTTCGTGGCTGACAAACACAAATAATTTTTCAGGGAACTCGTCTTTAAGATTGGTAAAATCACTCCACTTAAAGCCGTGCCAATACTGAATACTGTCTATTACCACCACATCAGGACTTTGCTTCTTCTGCAAACGGATACGCAAGTCTTTCAGGCTCTCTTTATTCAGTAGAATAATCCTATTGCCGACCTCCTGCATATTGACGCGTTCCCAAGTCTTTTGCAAAGACAGCGACAAACCTTGTTCAAGGCTGTTGTAAGCAACGCGACGGAAGCGGGTAAGGTATTTGCACACCTGCATCACGAAAGTTGTTTTACCGCAGCCACTGCCGCCGTATATCAACCACGCACCGCGCAGTTCAGGTTTGCCGAAGCTGGCGAGAAATTCCCCGTCAAACTCGGCAACCTCAAACTTTGCGGTTAGTACATTCTTATTGCTTATCGCGCGTGCCATAAAAACTACTCTCTTACTTCCACTTGCCAACCATTTGAAAATCTTGCTTTCACGATGGCTTTTGCTTTGCTTATTGCTGAACTCCTTGTATCAAATGCGGGGGTTTTATCACCCACCTCATAACCCTCCCAACGATGCGGGTCCTTTTGAATATCGCTTGTGGTCACCCTCCTGCAGACGTCTATTATATATTTTGAGGAATACAAGTCACGAATATGCGATGGCAGTTTCTTAAATTCCTCCCCGAGATAACCACTAACCGTCCAAGTTTTTATACCTGATTCCGTTTGCTCATCATAGCAAATGCTTATACCGTCTGCCTCTATGGTTGCATAATAATGGCGAGCATCACCGCAAATCCCAATAAAACTACTCACCCTAATTACAACCCTACGAGGATTATTAACCTTTGGATAGTATTCAGGGTTGGATTTTAGCTTAAAATCCAAGCCAACCTGTGTACCAAAAAACACAGGGTACCGTCCATTATCCATAGAATAATCTTTT